ATGTTAGTGGCGGGCTTCCGTGACGCAATTCAGAACGGATGGAATCTGGAAAACGTGCTTTTATCTGTATCCGGAATTTTGGCAGCGGGACTTGGCATTGCGCTAATAACAGGCTCTTGGATCCCGGCTTTAATTGCTGCAATTGCCGCACTACTGCTGGCCATTACTGTGGCCACTGGGCGTGGTGAAGAACTGCTTAACGGTGTCCGTAAAGTCATGGAGGGGTTTGTTAACTTCTTCACCGGGATTTTTTCTGGCGATATTGAGAAAGCCATCGGCGGAATTGAGAAGATGTTTGATGGCTTGAAAATGGCAATTTTCGCTGTGATAGACGGCGTGAAGGATAGCTTTTTGAGTTTCCTTACATGGCTGGATGAGAAAACTGGGGGCAGGCTTCACGGTATCATTGAGTTTGCAAAGGGTTTTATAACCGGGTTCTACGATACTGTGAAAAATACTCTAGGCGGTATCCTTGATGCGGCCAAGCAGATTTTCACTGGGGTTACTCAGTTTATATCCGGTGTGTTTACTAACGATTGAGACATGGCCTGGGAAGGTATAAAAAATATCTTTAAGGGCGTTTGGAATGGCGTTATATCAATTCTAGAGGGGGCTGTAAACTTAATTATTAAGGGCTTGAATTGGCTAATATCCCAAATGAACAAAATCCATTTTGATATCCCTAGTTGGGTGCCTGGTGTGGGCGGGAAAAGTATTGGGATTAATATTCCAAAAATTCCAGCGGCGAAAATCCCCCGTCTTGCTACTGGTGCAGTCATCCCACCTAACCGAGAATTTCTGGCTGTCCTGGGGAATCAACGATCCGGCACAAACATTGAGGCCCCATTGGCCATGATCAAACAGGCGTTGGTGGAGGCCATGCAGGAAATCGGAGGTGCAGGTGGAAATCAGCCCATACAGGTCAATATTATGCTGGATAAAAAGGTGCTGGCTCGGGCCATGGTGTCAGAGGTCAATGATATGACGCGGCAGGCGGGCAAGCCAGTTCTGTTGCTTTGAGGTGGCATATGAAGATATTGATAATCAACGGGCATGACTACTCCACTTACGTCGAGAGCGATGGCTATAACTGGAGTAGGGAAGACCTGGACAGTGAAAAGACAGTTCGGACTAAGAATGGGCGTCTGCGCTGGGTCAAAATCGGAACAAAGCGGAAGCTGTCATTTTCCATGATGGGCATGAGTAGAGATCTGCTGGCGCAGCTGGACGATGACCTGAGCAGGCCGACCCTCTCAGCCACCTATCTGGATTTACATGGACCACAGACCCGAACCTTCTATTGTTCCTCTTTTTCATCAAACTTGACCATGATTTTAGAGAGTGGTGTGGAACTGTGGACAGGTGCGTCTTTTAAGCCAATCGAGGTGTAGTATGGCGCAACAGACAAGTAATCTGTGGAAGACACTGTGGAGGATGAAAGAGACTGTGCTGGAACACAAATTCGACATTGCCGGGACGGTCTATGGCCCAGACGTGGAGGTCACACACAGCGTAGACAGCAGCCTCTATGAGAAGTTTGCCCGCATTATGGGTGTGGAAATGGATCTGCGCACTCAGTTGAACCAAACCTACACCATTGATTATCCTGCTAGCGATCCAGAGAGTGGAACTGGTGGCTATTATAGCATACGGCAGGAATTACAGTGGATTGCTGCCGCCCATTGCGGGAACTGGATTATCACAGGAGAGGGGAAGCTCTTTCTGGTTCCGTTGATGTCTATGCCAGAGGAAACCAGTTATCTAGTCACCGAGTACGGAGACGCAATCACATTGGGAGGTGTCAAGCTGCTTGTCTGATAAATTTTTTGTAGGCCTGGATTTGACCAGCGTTGAAAACAATGGGGAACAGCGGCCTATCTCCCGTGTGACGCTGCTGTTAGACGATGAGAACAGTATCACAGCCGGAGATGATACTGGCGCTGAACTGCTGACAGACTGTCCACATGCAACTCAGACGATGGTAAACGCCATTTTGGCCCATGTAAAAGGGCGCAAATACCGTATGTTCCGTGCGGATGATACGGCTCTTGACCCAAGCGCGGAGCTTGGCGATGGCGTGACCATCACCAATGCTGAGGGCAGCACCCTGCCAAGCCCCCAGCGTAATTGGCGGCACAGTGGTCGGATCCCGCATTTATTTTGGGGCTGGTGGGAATGTCGGTGGCCTGTTTGCAACATATGGCTTTGATGGCGTCAACAATACAGAGGTTGTTCAGCTTGGGTCATCTTACGGCCTTGTGATCTACGCCGGGTCAAATATCCGCATGGAGGGCAACTCCCTGTGGATTAACATAGACGCCAGCAATATCCGGGTAAAGCAAAATGGCGCATGGGTAACGTTGCCAAATGTGAGATGATAAAGGGGGGGCGATATGACAAAGATACAGAGCTTATTGACCCAGGCATGGGGGCTGCTTTCTCGGGTGCCTGTGAGCGGCGACAACGTTGAATTGATGGCGGCAGAGCGGGAATATTTGCGGCAGGCTTATCAAGTGGAAAATTATACGAAGAGCGGGGTGGAAGAAGGGCAGCGAGACCCAGAGGTAGTCTATCGCAGCACCAGGCCAGCGGATTGGATGGCCTTGCCATCCAATGAGGAGATCCAGGATGGGGAGATCTGGCTGCTGTTCCAGTGGCCCCATGGAACAAACGACAGCTGTACCTTATTGAGGACTTGGAGAGCGCATTGCGCAGGTAGGACAAAACCGGAAAGATGAGGTGATGGAGAATGTTTGTCCTGCGGGCGGACAAAAACAAGCTGGCGGTGCGGCAGCTGGAGCTGGTGACCAGCGGTTCAGTGAACGTCTACACCGTCCGTTTTGAGTTTTCGGAGGATTGGGCCGGGATGACCCGAACTGCGGTGTTCCGGGCGGGCGGGGAAGCGCGGTGCGTGCTGCTGGATGAGGCCAACACCTGCGCCATCCCCTGGGAGGTGCTGGGGGAGCCGAACCTCTTCTTATTTGCCGGGGTGTACGGCACTCAGGGTGGAGAAGTGGTCCTCCCCACCGTCTGGGCCAGCCTGGGCACCATCCTGGGAGGCGTGACAACTGGGGAGGTGGCCCAGACGCCCACGCCGGGTATCTATGAGCAGATCCTTGCAGCGGCGCAGAGCGCGGAGGAGACGGCACAGAGTGTGCGAGCGGACGCCAACGCCGGTGTGTTCAATGGCCCGGTTGGCCCACAGGGGGGGATGGGGCCTGAAGGCAAGCAAGGGCCTCCAGGCGCAAATGGGCTGGGAGCCTATGAACTGGCGGTGGCGGGGGGCTTGAGCGCTACCAAAGAGCAGTTCCAGGCGGCCCTGGGCAAGATGGTGTCTGCCTTTGGCGATTGGAGGACAGGACTGAGCGAGGCGGAGCAGATGGATCCGGAGACAGTCTATCAACGCACCAGGCCGGTGGACTGGATGGCATTGCCATCTAATGAGGAGATCCAGGATGGGGAGATCTGGCTGTTGTTTCAATGGCCCCATGGGACAACCCACACTTGCAAATTCAGCGCGCAGTCTGCCAGTGGCGTCACCGTGGAGGTGGGGCGGTATGCAGATGGCGGTTTTACGCCAAATGAGGCTTATACAGCTACATACGGCAAGAATGACACCGTTACACTGAGCTTGACCGGATCAGACTTTGGGGAGGCCACCAGCACTGGGGACGTACAAGCCATGGTACGATTCCGGGGGGAGCTGACCGGGTTTGCGATAAATTCCAATATGGCCAGTTGCGTGGATGGGGCAGTGAAGGCCCCGCGGCTCACCACCTTGAAATTTGACAACGGCTCAAACTTGCGGTACATCAACATAGTAGCCATGGGGGATCAGCCAATGTCGGTGAGCTTTAGCCACAACTACTATCTGCGGGCAATCCGGGGGCGGGGGGACTGGCTAAACACCATATCCAACGGAAGCTATATGTTCAGCGCCTGCTATGCCCTGACGGCTCTGCCCAACGCCACCTTTAGGGCGTTGGCCAATGGGAGCTATATGTTCCAGGGCTGCTATGCTTTGGCGGCGTTGCCGGAGGCCACCTTTGGGGCGTTGACCAACGGAACTTGTATGTTTTACGGGTGCTGTGCGCTCAAGGGACTGCCCGAGGCCACCTTTGGAGCGCTGATCACCGGTGGGGGAAGCAGTATTGCCTATGGTATGTTTGTCAACTGCTATGCGCTGACGGCTCTGCCCAACGCCACATTTGGAGCGTTGGCCAATGGGAGTTATATGTTTCAGCGATGCGGCTTTGGCCGGGCGGCGCTGGTGCAGATATTTGAGAGCCTGCCCGTGGTTACCAACGCACCTACTCTCACGGTGACTGGCAATCCGGGCGTGAGCGACCTAACGGATGCGGATAAGGCCATCGCCACCGGCAAGGGCTGGAGGCTGGTGCTGTGAGAGATGTATTACGCAAATAGGACAAAATGAGAAAGGAGTACATTAAGATGAGAAACAACAATGTGAAGAAGTGGTGGAAGGCCGCCGGAGTGCGTGCGGTGAAGACGGTGGCCCAGACGGCCATTGCAACCATCGGGGCCGCTGCGGTGCTGTCCGCCGTGGACTGGCCTGTGGTGGCATCGGCGTCAGCGCTGGCGGGGGTGCTGTCCCTGCTCACCAGCGTGGCGGGGATACCCGAGGTGGAGGGATGAGGCTGCTGCAATGCCTGCTCACCGCCAACGACTGCTACAAGGCCAAGGGAACCATCAGGCCCAAAGGGATAATGGTACACAGCACCGGGGCCAACAACCCTATGCTGCGGCGGTATGTCCAGCCCACCATCTCCACGCTGGAGCGGACAAGCCTGCTGGCTGCCCTGGGCACAAACCCCAACAGAAACGACTGGAACCGCACTGGTACTAATGCCTGCGTCCACGGCTTCATCGGCAAGCTGGCGAATGGCACGGTGGCAGTGGTGCAGACCCTGCCCTGGAACTGGAGGGGTTGGCATGCCGGGGTGGGGAGTAGCGGCAGAAGCGCCAACAACACCCACATCAGCTTCGAGATCTGCGAGGACGGCTTGAGCGATCCCAGGTACTTTGTCCAGGCATACCGGGCGGCGGTGGAGCTGACGGCCATGCTGTGCAGGGAATACAGGCTGAACCCGCTGGCTGATGGGGTGGTGATCTGCCACAGGGAGGGCTGCCGCCGGGGGATCGCCTCCAACCATGCGGATGTGGAGCACTGGTTTCCCCGGCACGGGAAGAGTATGGATACCTTTCGGGCGGATGTGGCCAGGGAGATGAATGGGAAGAAGGAGGAGCTGGAGATGACAAAGGACGAGCTATTGAGCATAGACAAGACGGGGGACAAGCCCTCCAGCTGGGCCAAGGCATCTGCGGAGAAGGCCAAGCGGAAGGGGCTGCTCACTGGGGACGGCAAGGGCAACTACGGCTGGCAGGTGCCGCTGACTACAGAACGGCTGGCGGTAATCCTAGACCGGGCCGGGGTGCTGGATAAGCTGCCTGATTGTTAGGGTAGAGCAGCAAGAATAGCCTGGGTATATGGAAAGCCCCCCTTGCAGGATTACTCCTGTGAGGGGGGGGGCTTTTTTTTGTGAATGGAAGCGCGAGAGCCCATGGAAATAAAGCTACACAAAGGACAAATAAGGTGTGATTGTAGGGAATGGGAGGGGCCGGGCTGGGCAGAAACGGGAGATTAGCGCTGAGATAGCACGGATAAACTTGCACACGAATTTGCACATATAAATTATATAACGTTGTATTTTCAACGAGTTTGTAAATTTTGATTTTGGGTTCGACTCCCCTCGCCTCCACCAAAAATAAAGAAGACAGGCCGCCTTTGGTGGCCTGTCTTCTTTATCAATAAAATGAATATTATGATTTTTAATGCCACAGCGATTATACTGCGGCATTTTTATTTGCTGGAGATGATCAGCCCAGGTACACAGGTTGTCGGGATTGATCCGCTCTTGCCCTAAATTTCAAAAATGGAGAGGGATGCCTGCTCTACAAAAAGGCTCCCCCCATAGTTCAGAAGCAGGGAGAGATCAGCACAGGGTGCTAGATGGGACTGAGGGAAAAGCGTGGCGGAGTAATGCAGCGTCAACGGCTCACACTCCAGGCATTTCACAGAAAAATAGAGGGGTAGGACTTCTAAAAAGGCATCACAGGGTGTGAGCCTGACGAAAACCGCCCCTGCGCTGTCCCCGCAATAGGGGCCACGGATGTTTATGGTGTATTCCAAGGCGTAAGCTTTTTCCGGATCCAGATCAACCAGCGCCGGGTGTTCCTTATTCCAGCGAATGCTGCATCCCCTCTGCCCCTGGCATTTCCAAGACAGGAGAAACCCGTTGTCCCAGGAAAACCCGTCACACTGGCTGACCAGATGGATCGCGCTTTTCTGACCGCACGGCCCGCCGCAATGTGGCCTATCTGGATGGGATGGGCCGCATGGGCAGGGTGGCTCCGGCTCAGGCATGCAGCCTCTGGCCTCCAGTGCCTTCTCCAGCTTCCCTTTTAGCAGCATTTGGCTCTGCATCACTGTGTTCAGAACCTCTGCCGCACTTTTGTTTACCGCCAGAATCTCTTGGGTACTGGCGCAAGGTTTGTGTCCCCCTGGAAGGGTACCCAGGATATATTGCAGCTTCTCACCTTCAGCGTTGATGATGTGGCTGAGGGCCAGTTCCTCCATGGCGATGGAGGCGATAATCATGGTGAGGGCCTCATCTTTGGTCATATCCGCCCCGCAGGGCGGAAAGGAAGGCATAGACATAGCTTCTAACTCCAATCACCACCCCGTCCCGGGGATCTAGTCAGGGATGGGGCAGTTAGCTGTACGGCGCGGGTGTACGTGCCGCCGCTCTATTTTATGTGCTGCACCTCCCTTTGGGGAATGTCGAAAGAGGGAACTCCCCGGGGCACGGATACATACCATGTATTAGGCACCTGCCGGGGCCGGGACGTCTGGCCAAAAAATAATAGATCGGTTTGGTGTCACTAGAAAGGAGTTATATCCATGTCTATGCCCAGCTTTCCCGTGGTCGATCCCCCTATCGACCGGGAAGACGCAGTTAACCAGATCCTGTCCTCCATCGCTATGGAGGAACTGGGTCTCAGCCATATTTTAAACGCCGAAGGTGAGAAGCTGCAATATATCCTGGGTACCCTGCCAGGGCTCAGCGGCCCTCCCGCCACAGTCGACGATGTGTTGGCGGCCAACAAGAGTGTGCGCGATCTGTTGGAGGCCACTGTCCAAAACCAGCTCTTTCTGAGGGCAAAGATGCAGGGCGCTTTGGAGGCGTCCCAGATGCAGGGCGCCACCGGTCCCACTGGTCCCACCGGCGCCACCGGCCCTGCGGGCGGCGCCACCGGCCCTGCAGGCCCCACTGGTGCGACGGGTCCCACCGGAGCCACGGGAGCCACGGGAGCCACCGGCTCTACTGGACCTATCGGCCCCACTGGAGCTGACGGGGCGGTCGGAGCCACCGGAGCCACGGGTGCTACCGGGCCTACTGGCGCGAACGGTGTCACCGGCCCAACGGGTGCTACTGGTAACACGGGAGCCACGGGAGCCACTGGCGTCACAGGCGCCATCGGCGCGACCGGTACTGCCGGTGCCACTGGCCCGACCGGCGCCACTGGCCCGACTGGCGCCACCGGTGCAACCGGCGCCACGGGAGCCACTGGCGTCACCGGCCCCACCGGTCCCACCGGTGTCAACGTCACGGCTACGTCCAGCTTTGCGGCTAATACCAGCGGTTCTGTGCTGGCGGTGGTACTAGCGGGTGTGCTCGTCCCCCTGCCCGACAGCCAGGTGCTCCCCGCCGATATCACTGTCAACGCTGCCAACACCGTGTTTACGGTGAACACCGCCGGACGCTACCGTCTGTCCTACGAGGTAAACACCACCGCAGCCCTGGCCAGCGGAACCACTCTGCTGATCAATGGCACAGCCAATACGGCCTCCACCATTGCGCCGCTGGTGTCCCTCAGCCATTTTTCCAATGAGGTCATGCTGAACCTTGCCGCCGGCACCACCGTATCCCTGCAAATGTTCGGGGTCGTGTCTGCCGCGACGCTGCTTCCGGGCTCTGCGGGCGCTTCGCTGATGATTACCCGTTTGAGTTAAGGGAGGTGCAACAGTATGTCGCAGCCCATTTTTCCCAACATTGATCCCCCTCTGACCCGAGATGGGAGCGTCAATGAGATCATTGCCTCCATCGCCGCTGAGGAGCTGAGCCTGAGCCATATTTTGAATGCTGAGGGCGAGAAGCTACAATTTGTCCTGGGCACACTGCCCGGACTCAGTGGCGGCGCGGACATTGAAGACGTTTTGGACGTCAATAAAAGCGTCCAACGGACGCTTGACGAAATCACCCGGCAGCAGCTGTTGCTGGGCACAAAGCTGAATGCAGCGCTGGGTGCGCCGGTATTTACCGGTCCCACCGGGGCTACTGGTCCCACCGGCCCGACTGGTCCGGCCACCGGCGCAGCCGGCCCAACAGGTGCCACCGGCCCAGAAGGCATTGCGGGCGCGGTTGGTGTCACTGGCCTTGATGGTGCTACTGGCCCCACTGGTCCCACTGGCGCGGACGGACTGCCTGGCGTAGTCGGGGCCACTGGCGCAACGGGTGCGGCGGGCGTCACCGGAGCCACGGGAGCCACTGGTGTCACCGGAGCCACGGGCGTTATCGGTGCTACCGGAGCCACGGGAGCCACCGGCCCAACAGGTGCTACCGGAGCCACGGGAGCCACTGGTGTCACCGGAGCCACGGGCGTTATCGGCCCTACCGGAGCCACGGGAGCCACCGGAGCCACCGGAGCCACCGGACCCAATGGGCCAAACCCCACAGCAACGGCAGGCTTCGCCGCCAACACAGCGGGCACCAGCCTATCTATAGCCTTGGGCGGTACACCAATCCCGCTGCCCAGCGCCCAGGTGCTCTCGGCGGACATCACCCCCAATGCGGGGAACACTGTGTTCACCGTGGCCAATGCGGGGCGCTACCGCATCTCCTACCATGTGAATACCACGGCGGCCCTGTTGATGGGTAGCCGCCTGGTCATCAACGGGGTGAACAACACGGCATCCACTGTCGCGCCAGTGCTGTCCGTTTCCAACTATGAAAATGAGATCGAGATCGACCTGGCCGCCAACTCCACCATCTCCCTCCAGCTCTACCCCATCTTGCTGGCTGGGGTGGCGGTGTTGATTAGCGGCGGTGCGGGCGCATCCCTCATGATCATCCGGCTGAGCTGATCGGATAACCCTCAGCTCCGTTTAGGGGGCGGCGTCTGTAAAAGACGCCGCCCCCACAGTCTTATCAGAATCTTTCCCCACCTGGCAGGTGGGGAAAGAAAAATCAGCATCAGAGGAGGATATTTC